TCATTTCTTAACGATGCTGGATTTTAATAATGGACTTGCAGCAGATGCAAGCGCCCTTACTGCCGCCTGTAATTCATTGTTCTTAGCTTTCATTTCTGAAAGGTTTGAAATAACGATAGGCTTTACGATAAGCGCTATATAATAAGCTATGTCACTGCGTAGGGCCTGTGCTCTTGCAGTAACATTGTTTGCGCTGGAGGACAAACCTGTTACATTGTATGCACAACTACTTTGATTACCGGCAGCATCGGCTATTTTCTGGGCGGTTTCAATAATGTTATTCAGATGCTTGTATAGTTTATGATTAACCGTACTATCATTATTATATGCCTGCATATAACCATTAACTGCCGCTGCATTTGATTTTGTAACTTTTACATGCCCTGCAATAATTTGCGGGCATGTTCTGGCATTTACGCGGGAGCTTTTGGCCGGCGGTTTTTTGTCCCCGGCTGCGAATGCTTCAGAAAGCGCCTGCTGCTGCTGTTTTGTCAGCTTGTCATTGACTATGTATTGTTTGAGCGAGATATTCAGTGTACACGCTATGATATTCCCAGTCTCGTCAGTCTGGTTTATAGTGCGGGAAATATTGGTAATAATAAAATCCCCCTCAACCTTTCCGTTCCCCCAAAGCAGGGGAAGCACCTCAAACGAGCTCTGCGCCTGCCGCAAGCGGTCTACTTCCTCCGCAACCCGACAATATTCCTGGTGCAAGAATAAAGACAGGGACAATGTGCGTAATCCCTGCGCCATCCCCTGCAACCTGGCAGGCATTGAAATAATAGCATACTCTGCAAGTACGCTTTCTTGTTCATCTGAGATAGATGAAAAGGTTTTAATACCCTGGTAGATAATATTTCCTAGTTGTATGTGCATTATCAAAAACTTACACGTTCCTTATTATTTATGTATTGTTGCATCAATTTTTTAAAATCTGCCTTTAGCTTGTCTACTATCATAGCTGCATCCTGTGTGGTGGCCCCTCCCGATAGGTTAATGACAGGATTAAAATGTATCTGAACAGTCCCGCCGCCGGCACGCGCCAGCAATGGCTGATTCATTTGACCGTATAATTGACCGGTTACATTGCCAAAAGCATTTAACAAGGGTTTAGCTTTGATGCTATGCGCAATAGTTTCTACCAGCCTGATGCGGTGTATGTCCTTTAATGGCCCCGTCTTGGCCGGACTAAATGGCAAATGCTCTCTGATCCGCTTTACGATCCACTCTATTCCCTTTACCGGAGCTGTAGCAACAGACCAAATACCTTTGGCAATTGCCAGGACTATATTTTTTCCAGCTTCAATAAATTTTGCATTCAGGTTAACGATCCACTGCCATGCAGATGTGAAAACATTCTTTACGCCTGTCCATATGGCAGCAAACATCCTGGTTATAGGTGTCCAGTATTTAATAATGAGGCCCAAAGGCGTGAAATTGAGGAAGTAAGATTTCGCCCAGGACCAAAACCGGGAGAACACCCCTTTAACATTTTGCCATATCCGGGAAAAGAATGCACTTATCTTATCCCAATTTTTTATAATAAAGAACACCGCAACACCCAGGGCAAGCGCGGCAGCAACATACCAGGTAATAGGATTTGCCAGGAGCGTGGCCCCAAATTGCATAAATGCTACGCCGGCTGTTCTCAGTGCAGGCAGTACGGTAAATGTCATGGTGTACTGTAATGCGAATAAGCCAAACCGTAGTGCCTCAAAGCCTTTAACAGCGAATACTGCGATATTGCTACCTACCCTGATTGCTGCCCCAAATCCGCGAACCGTATAACCGGCAACTTTAATAGCTGTACCCATTCCAGACATAATAAAACCTAAACCTTTCATGGTAGCGCCAAATGTGACAAGACCAATACCTACAGAGGTAACGAGCAACATTATGTTTTTTGCCAAAACAGGGTTTGCCTCTACCCAACCTTGTAAACGCATCAGTAATGGGCCAACAGTTGCAAACAGTTCATTTACTGCGGGAATTAAGAATGTCCCTAATGATGCAGCCACCAAACGGGCATTATCTTTTACAGTAGACCACTGCCCATATATTGTTTTGCTCTGTTTTTCTATTCCGCCCGCAAAGTTGACATTGCCCACCGTTTTCAAATAGGCCTCTATTTGTGCAGCCTCCTTTCTAACGGTAGTTTTTACCCCCTGGAAAGTGAAAGTAACATATCTGCCCTGCGTACTGGCTTTAATACCAAACTCTTTCAATCTTTCAAACTCACCCGTGGCCGCGTCTGCCACGGCTTCCACCATGTCATTTAAAGATTTGCCCATTGCGGATGCGGTATTGCCATAGGCTGTTAGCGCTTCAGTGGACGGATCAAGGCCCATGTTTTTCAGCTTGATAAATCCGCTCATTACTTCTTCCAGGGCGTAGGGCGTTTGTGCTGCAAATTTATTGATAGTATCAAATGCCTTGTTGGCCTCAACAGTGTTGCCTTTTAGTGCGGTCGTAAGCGCTACCTGCATTTTCTCCATATCTGCCGCGTACTTCAGCGGCGTTAAAAATGATGCAGATACGGCGGCGCCTGCTATCAGTGCCTTGTTGCCAACATCTGAGAAGGCCCGCCCCGATCTTTCCAGGGCATTTGCCTGGCGTTCTGCCCTGGCAAACGCATGGCCTATTACCCTGGATGCCCTGTCGTTAGCAGTAAGTATTAACGCTATTGCCAGACTATTTGCCACCTTCCAAGCCCTTGTTAAATGCTTTAGCTTTTTCGTTTTCCAGGTTAACCGCTTCCGCGTACCATTCGTTTATTTGAAAGGTTGTCCAGCTTTCTACATATAAAGGAGAAATGCCGTAATAAGCGGCGCAATAAGCAACCGTATTACGGCTGATTAAAAATTTAGCGACTGGAACATGGCAGCTAAGCGGCTGTAATCTTTCAGCTTCATTACCTCGTAATACTCATAGGGTTGCCTGTTGCCATCCACGGTAGTAGCGACTGTAACCGCGGCCATCTGGTAGTTATCCAGATTATCACCGGTAAACCGCTTAATTTCTATGGTGTCTTTACCCAGCAATTCACGGACTACGGCAGTTTTCCCGCAGGCGGGCAATACAGCTCTTTTTATCTTGTTACCGTTGTCGTAAACCTTTGTAAAAACGTCTAGCGTTTCATCGTCCTCTGATTCGATAAAAAAGCCGTCCGTATCCGGTAGCGTCGGATAATTTCTAATTTCTTCCATATTGTAAGATTTTTTTAAAATCCTAAGTTGGTGCGGTAGGTGGCTAACTGGTCATTGTCCATCACAAAGAAGGTATTTGTAAAGGCATCAATTTCAACGATCCGCTTACCGTCAATCTCATATCTGTAGTAGGAACAGTTAAATTCGCTTTCCTGTTCTGGATTCTCGTTTTGCTTCAGGGTAATAGGTGGTAATACATCCTTAAACCGGATGGTCATATAGGCAACCGCTGATAGCTGTGCTATTAGTCCACTGCTGTCATACGTTTCCAGGCTTTTCCGCACCTGGACCTGCCGGGTAACCATTGGAGAGCCGAACTCTTTTATTAGTTCAGGATACACGGCGTTGAACTTCATAGACCCCGCCATACTTTCAAAACCACCATGTAGTTTTATCGCCATCTGCAACCCTAATACTTTAACGTCTGTATCAATGCTCTTTATGGCTGGCAATTTCACTTCTTCAACCCTGCCAAGCAAACTATTGCCACTGCTGTATACATTGGCATTCGTTATCCTGTTGATCTTTATATCTGCCATTGCTACTAATTAAACTGGTTAAGCAAACTAACATCCAGTACGTCCCGGTAGGTAATCCGTTCTATCGGTGGCGGTAACATATATACGCGCTCAAAGGTTACCCTGCCTGCTGCCAGTTCGGATTCCGGGTTGTCTGCTTTGTTATAAAGCACGCGGCTACCTGGTAGTATTGCACCACGCTGTATTAACGTTCTCATAAAGGCATTGCCGGCTTCCCGTATGGTGTCTATCTGTGCCTGCAGTAGTGGCTGATCAATAAAATCAATACTTGCAAGCTCCATACTTTCGATAACCATATCGTCAGCCCTTCGGATCGCCAGGAAGTTTTTAACCGTGCTGGAGCCGGGAAAAGCAGCGTTTCTATTCCCCCAGGTACGTATAGACGTGCCAAAACCCGCAGCAATGGTAGTTATGCCTGCTGAATTTAGCTGGTTTGCTTCGCTGGTGGCATCGTTTATGCTCCATTCGATAGGGCGCTCGCTATCGGTAACGCCGGTAATAACCTTGTTAGAGGGAGAATACCAGTAGCCAAGCTCCCTATCGGTCCAGATAATGACGCCGGCCATGAAGGCGCTATAAGGAAAATCGGCATCGGCCTGCAGGTAATGATCAAACGTCTTTAGGTAAGGGTAAAGTAAGTAGGCCCTTTGGTCAGTTGTGTTAAAGACCAGGCCACCGGACAGGCTGCGGCCGGCAATTGCCCCTGCAATGGTCGTTCCGTAAGGCGCGTCAAGGCAGTATATGGCCCGATGTTTTTTCGCTGATGCCGCGAACGCTACAGCAATAGCAGACAAGCTACTGTAACCGGGTGAAATGATTATTTTGGGTTTGAAGCCAAATTTGTTGAAAGCAAGATCAAGCAGCGCAAGCCCGGTACGTTCATTGTTTGCGTCCACGCCTCCGATCAGATGCGTGGGCGTAACGCTGGAAGGGTTGAGCCGTCTGTAAGAGAACCTGTAGGTTGTACCCTCAGCCACGGCGGTGCTGATCGCAACAAAATTTCCGAACTCGTCCAGCGTATAGTCAATGTCCTTGATAATAGGCGCGTCTGTTGTGCCATCCTGCAACTTGATAGTAACGACGCCAATAGGAGCATAGGCAAGTTGTAGTTTCCCGTCAACAACTGTTTGCTGTTCATCTGTTACAGCAATGGTGTGCAATGCATCAGCAAAGGTATTTACCACCAGGACAGGAGCACTACCGGCAATATTTCTAATGATGGCTAAAGTCTTTGGGATATTAAAATCCGGCAACTCTTTGCCAAATATTGCGTCATCGGTCGGAGTGGTGCATAATGTAAGTGTTTGTGATGGCCCGGCAGGAGCTATGCCCAGCAGAGCAACAACAGAGGATTTTACTACGCTTATCGTTTGGCCTCCCAATTCTGATTCAATTGTTTCTACGCCATGCAGGTAATCTACTGCCATCACTTTTCATTTTTCTGTGACACAATCATTTTTTCACCCGGAACAGCTACCAATAGCCCGGTTGCTATCATCGTTTTAATTACTTCGTGTTGCTCCGGTAGTTGTTGCTGATCGCCCGGCGCCAGTATTATATCCTGTAGCTTGGTTGTGCCGTCCGTCACAACCCGGATTGTAGCGTAATACGAGCGGGAGCCTGTGTATCTAAATGTTTTCATTGTCAATGTGGATTAACTCCTGGAATGATGGAATTATAATAGCTTCGTTCTCTTCTTTCTGCACCAGCATGGTTTCACATTCAAATTGGAGAACACGTATCCAGAATGCGCCATCTTCACCCTGGCTAGTTTCATCCTTTAGCATGGAAAGACGCTGACAGTTTGCAGGGGAAAAGCCTACAAGGCATTGTTCTATGACATCACATAAAACAAATAGGCCTGCATCACTATACAGTTTACGGGCATGACATTCCACAACGAACAGCAGCTTGCGCGGTTGTGCTATTGGCGAAGTGGATACGGTTTTTCCCGCAGTGCTACCCGAGTAAATAACATAGGCAATGGGGACAGTTAATGCCAGCTCGTATTCTTTGTTTGTTTCCGGCAAATGCTTACAGAGAAACGGCGTGCCGGCTGCGGAAAAACTACCCTGCAAATGCTGTATAATACTCTGCTGTGATGTATAAATATTCATGGCTGTTTGTCCAGATAAATGATTATTGTTTTACCATCGTACTTCCGTTCTCCTGTGTAGCCTATATATATATCACCGTTTATTGTTACCGATTCTATATTGTTCGCGTTTACACTTTCCAGCAGACCGGGTAGGTCGTTTTCAAAATATTCCACCTTCGGGCGGAGCGCCGTATAGTCTTCATCGTTCACGTTTTCTTTACGTGTGGGCTGAGCTAACAGCACCCGCGCGCTATACGGCCCCCCGCCTTTGGATGGTTGCCAAACTGCCACATAGCCAAACGCCTCTGTAATTACTGACTGTGCCGATCTTTGTATGTCGTCAAACAGATTCATCTATCATTGCCTGAGTATAATAATGCCGTTGGGATCACTGCTAATGGCTGAAGTCTGTGCGTAGCCGGCATAGGCATTGTCTGTAGCCACCTTTGTAAACAGGTTGTTTGTGCTGTCAAAGTATAGCCGGTCACCGGGCGCCCAGGGCTCGGCAGCTTTGGGTACCAGGTGAGCGCCAACAAGCCAGATTACGGCTGTTTCTCCTTCAGCGTAGGTATTAACGCTTATTCCTACTACGCTACCCACTACTACCGGCTGCCCGCTGGTATAGCCTCCTGCCGGCGTAACGGCCTCAATGCTTTTACCTCTTTTTACTAATGTGTCCATAGTATTAAAATTGATATTCCTGGTTAAGCACCTGCATTTTTGTACAATGACCGCCATTCGATAGCCTTACCGCCAAACACGCTCCGCACCTTATACTGTAGGGCATCAACGTTAAATCCGTATTTGGTTTCCGTGAAGATCTCCTGCCCATCTAATGTGGCATACTCTATGGTGTCTATCAGCATTGGATCAGCGGACAGATACCATTGCTTGCCGGTAACGCGGGCATCTACAATGGGAGTTAACAGGCCTGTCCAAACATTAATATCTGCCTGCTTCGCCGCTATATAGTTTTGACTGGTGTACTGTAACGCCGGCGCTTCGTTCTGGCTACCTACGATCAGGTATTTAGGTGCAATGTTCAGGTGGTTATTGCCTGGTGATTTTTGGTCGCGCATCATCTGGCGGCCAGCACCCAGGCTTGCTACAGATATTGCAGTGCCGGCAGATGTATAGTTATTATGGTTTGCCGCGTCAAACAATTCATTGCCATCATGCATTTTGTGACTGCCTGTAAGAATGGAGTAAACAACATCCGACTGCATTTGCGCAACGGCGCCAGCCAGGAAAGTAGGGACGCGGGAGAAGGCGCTAAGATCATCGTTTACTATCGCCTCCCAATCAATGTTCACAATCTTACCATACTTCGCAACCTTGTACACCTCCCCGCTGTCCCCAACTTTCGCGTAGCTGTATTCCCCACCTTCCTGAACCGGGGATAGTTTAACATCGTTTAACTGTGTGCGTAACATTTGCTTGAAATCAGTAGCCGTGCTTTTTCGTGTCCAGGCTGTAAATGTTTTGGACTGTAGATCGTACATTGTCCGTAAAGTCTTATTTAGGACATTCTGCAAGACATAGGAAAAATCACCGGTAGCAAGACCGCCACCATCGCGCGCACCGCTTGCCATCTGCAAGGCGCGGGAAGCTATTTCCAGTTGAGTAAGGCCACGGTAACTATGGCCGGCAGTGGTAAGGCATTCTTTGGCAACATCCATTAATGTCATGCCGCGGAACTCGCCGGGATCACCTGCAAGTTCCTGCCTGACTACGCCCGCTCGCTGCATAATGGCCGATTCAAGGCCGCGTTGTTTCTTTTCCTTTTCGTCAACGCCAATGGTTACACCGGAATGAACGCGCGGCTCTACAGGATTGCTTTTAGCAGCCTCGTCTATGATGGCAGCCCGCGCCTGGTGTAAAGGGGTGCCGTTGTCTATCAGGGTTTGCGCAAATGCTTCAGGTAGCCCTGTGACACGGGCTGCCCTGGTAATTTCTGCAATCCTGTGACGTTCCTCTGTTGCTGCCTGGTTGCGTACCTGTTCTATATTTTGCGCCTGCTGTTCAGGTGATTCCGTCCGCTCTGTTGGCGGAGCCGGCGTAACGGTTTCTGTCGTATTTTCAGCCATACGGTTGTATTTTATGATGGTTACTGTATTTGTTGATGGGGTAACACGGGAACCGCTTGCATAGTCTGCGGGTACTGAGACAAAGGAAATCTCTATGGGCTCCCAATCAATAGCGCGGTAAACAGGTATCTGACCGGGTAACGGCTCGTCAAACTCGTAAACATATACGAAATAGCCAACTGAAATATTACGGATAATGCCGGTTATAATGTCCTGTACGATCCCTTTCTTGTCCTGTCGCTGTGTCAAGCGAATAAGCGCACGGCATTCATTGCTACTAACGTCTACCCAGGCACGAACAACAACGCCTATCTGATCATCTATGCTGCTCTTTCTGTGGGTATCCACAACAGGGCCACCGGCATTTAATCTTTCCAGGCGTACATTTTCTGTTCTGCACAAAAGCACCTCCTGGAAATGTTCTGCCCATAGATGCCGTTCTACTTCGCTTTCCGTTGCAAATACAACTTCAATTGTATTATCCGTTTCGTTGTACGTTTCCGGCTGAAATATCGCCGCAGTCTGTAACTTTGTTAGTTCTCTATTTGTAATAGTGCGTAGCATCTATTACAAATGTCGGTGTAGTATCAAGGCGCTTTTAGCCATTGATTAGCCAATGTTTAGTCATGTTTTAGCCAAAAGAAAGGCCGCGAAGAATCGCGGCCCGATAGTTACAAATGAACATTCTACCTCAAACATTCTTTTAGTATCTAGCCTGGTGAAGTCCCAGGAGTGGTACTTCTGTTAGGATCGAAACGCGCGTCAGATGTAGGCTTTAATTGTAATTGGTCCCACATATCCCGATCTTGTTTTATTTCCTCAATAAGTTCTTCCGGTATGTAGCCCAGCATCCGTACTACGTCCTGCCAGCTATATAACCCTGCCCGTAGTCCTTCTTTGAGTGCCTGTATTTCCTTCAATGGATCAATCATTTGCCGGCGTGGGGCTGTCCAGGTAACGTTAACATTGGCGCTGAAAGGGGTAATGCCTTTTAACTGGCACGCTTCCACAAACCAGGAATAGGCTTTGTCGCAAAATCGGGCGATCATTAAGTTATTTTGTAAGTATTCTATATGCAAGTTGAACTCCATAGAGCCCATGCGCCCACTGCTGAAATTAACGTTACTATAGTCATTGCTAAGTACTTCATAGGAAGTGCCAAAGCCTGCGGAAATACCACGCAGATTATTTTTAACATAATCGCCGTTCTGCGTGATCGGTGGCTGTGCTACCTGGATACCCTGGCCGGGTAATAAGGTCTTGATCATGCCCGGCTCTACTTTCTCCATATCGTTCACTTTGCTACCGTTGGTATTATCGCTCGCCACATCATCTGTGATGAACACTGCAAAGGCAGCGGCAACTTTATTTCTTATCCGCTCTGTAAATTCATAATCATCCAAATCCTTCAGCCGTAACATTGCACCGCAGCTGAAGGGCAACCCTCTGATCTGTCCAGGTCGTTCAACTTCAAATACATGAATTATATCCTCTGCCGGTACATATTCTGTTTCTGCGCCAAATTCGTTGGGATGGCCTTTATACAGCCAATATCCCAGCTTTTTACCCTGACGGTTAAATTTTATGCCGTAGTACGTTAACGTACCATCATCCTGCCACATGCCAGTGTGATAAGACGAATTAATGAAATCACCCTCCATCACCTGCAGACGCAGCGGTATTATATCCTTACTGTTGCTGCGTACTTTTCGGATCAAACATTCGCCACTTTCTACCACCACTTTCATAACCAGGCTTTGTATACCATAAAAGGTATTCATCCCATCATAATCGCACAAGGTATACCCTGCCCAGCTAATCCATGTATCTTTTAACATCCGTAGCTGATTTTTCCCCAGCCCTTTTGCTTTAGGGGTGGGAAGGATGCCGCACCCGACTACATTATTTCTAATCGCCCTGACGGCATTAATAGCATATGCATTGTTACGGCACAGGTCACGGCTCCGCTCACGGAGTATTGATAGAGATTGCAGCACTTCCTGATTGACCGATAAATTGGGACTGTACCAGTCGGAATAGTGCCGGCCAGTTGCGGCGCCATCGTACCTGCGCTGTTCAGCTGCTATTACTTCGGCCATTCTTTTGTGTACCACTTCCAGGCGGGCGCGGGCATGGTAACGCCGTAAGGCATAGCCGGGTGCAATCAGCTCTATAGCTCTATCTAAAATATTTCTGTTCATAATCCCTTGCTGAATTTTGCATATGTTGTTCTTATGCCACGCTGTGTTATACCTAAATCCTTTTCCATAGCCAGTTTCAGCCGCAACATTTCATCTAATGACCTGTATTCAACCTCCTTGTCAGCATATTTTACCCGTACAGCGCCCTGTATTATAGCTTTCACCAGCGCTTCGTACTGTTCAAGTGTAAATCCCATTAACTTTGTCCTTTGATAGTGCTGATAATATGATTGATGCCTTTAACGCCCTCCTGAATGTCCCGGTAATGGACAATTTCTGTTTCTATCTGGTCTATGCCATATCTTACCTGCCCTCTGCTTACATTGAATGACTGGATTAACAGCGCTTCATAATATCGTATACCGGCCTGCTTAATAAGGTAAAAACATAGGTAACGGGCGCGCGAAAGACGGCGGGATTTTAATAAATCATCCTCTGTTATGCCGAAATATTCACATGCCGCCTTTTTAATATTGGCAATCAATTCCCTGGTTTCTTGTGTGAGAAAAAATGCAGCTTCCATATCACCAAAAATTTGATTTTCTGTTTTTTGCTTCAGCATTTACCTGCTGTGGTTTATGGGTATCATAAACGTTTGCTTCCCTTGTCCAGCGTTCATCCGGCCATCTGTCCATCCCAACAACAGCCGCCGCTGCGCGCGCATATACACGACAGTCAAGCGGTTCGTTACGTTTGTACTTTTTCACCCACTGGTATTTGTCAAATCCCTTTTTGTCTTTTACCTGCTCCAATACTTCAGCAGTCAACCCACGGAAATAGGCTGCATCCCGTATAGGAAAATGACAGTAGCCTGCGGGGACACTCCCGGTTTCAGGATCAATGCCTAATTTTAAAAAGCCGTACACCTCAGATTTGATAAGTGATACCCCAATATTCCAAACCTTAACTTTACCAACCTTCTTTCCTGCTTTAATAACATCCACTGTTTTAGGCGCCGTAAAGAACATATCCAGGCTATCACGCCCCTTAATCGGGATTACCCTGGCTACTCCATGCTTTTGCACAAAATCATATACCTTTTGTGTATTGTACCCTGTATCCACCGCCATTAGCCAGAGTGGCAGTATAGCGTTATCCCCTTCACGTATCCATGTCTTTGTCAGGAGCCGGGATAGTTCCTGCCAAACTTCGCTTTGAGCGGTATCACCAACTATTTGCATATACTCTACACTCTGGCTGGTTTTACCTTTCATCCAGCCTACAATCTCTATTTCTAACCGGTCTACCTGTACATCTACGCCGGCAGTGAGAAATACAACAGATGCAAATAATTTTCCCTGCTCGTAATTTTCCGCACGCTCGTAAAGATGTTGCCAGTTTAATTTCTCCGTGGCTTCGCCTTCGTATACTTCGCCTAATTTGGTATTGATAAAAACAATCATTTTAGGCGCGTCCCCGGTTGCGTCTACATATTCTTTAGCCATCTGTGCCCAGCTAAACATGCCGTAGGGGCTGTACATAGCGTTTAAGTGGTAGCCATATGTTATGCCATCTTCACGATCTGGGTATAGTGGGCGCCATTCACCGGCCTTCAACATACCCGTTTTATAGCGTTCAGCCAGTAGCCGGCTACATTCCTGGCACTCATAGGCGGCATCCTGGTATTTATCTTTTGTGTACTTCAGGTTTTCAAACCGCAATAACTGCATATGTCCACAAAGAGGGCATGGTACAAAGTAGTACCGTTGCCCGGTTTTCTGGAACTCAGCATCAATAGCAGACGTGCCGGCAAGCGTAGGTGTAGACGTAAGAAATATTTTTTTTCTGGCGCCAAAGGTGGCCGTCCTGGTTTCTGCCAGGCCCAGGGCGCTGCCTTCACCACCAACATTGAGGGGATACCGGTCTATTTCATCCATGTATACAAACCGGATAGCTGTAGATGCAAGGCCAACCGGACTGTTAGCGCCGATCATTGTCAGGCTCCCGCCATCAAAGTATTTTTCCAGCAGGGTGTTACTGCTATTCCGGCTCTTTGATGCGGCCACCTTTTCCCGCAGTCGCGGCGTGCTATCTATCATTTTTTGAATGCGCGTTTTGCTGGTCTTTTTCATTAGCGCATCCGTAGGCATGATATACAGGAAATTGGCCGGCGCACGGTCTATGACATAGCCCAGCCAGTTATTGCCGGTTTCCGTTGCGCCGATCTGTGAACTTTTCTTGAAAATGATCTTTTGCGCTGGATCGTTTACGCTGAGCCGGTCGCTGATCTCCCGGTTATAAGGGGTAACGGACATTTTAAACCGTCCCGGCCTGGCCGTTTCAGATGGCAGGATACGAAATGCTTCCGCCCATTCCGTGACGGTCATGGACGCGTCACGCTTTAGGCCCCGCAGATAGGCCACCGTTAGTACAGGGTAATATTGTTTAATCGCTAATTCCATTGGTCATGTCGTCTATTACTTCGTTTATCGCTTCCGTTATTATCTTAATAACTTCAATTTTGCCGTTTGCTGCAAGAATATCGTCTGCAATCCTGTCCGGTATAGCTATTAACTTTTTATTCATTTCCTTACCAAGTGCAAAAAGTTCCTTGTCTACATCTGCTTTACGCACAAGCAGGCCATCCGCTTGTTGTAGTTTGATCAGGTTTAATGCCGCATCAATTACCTCATTTATGCGCATTGCTTCCGCCGCGGACATATCACCGGTTATCGTAATGGAAGAAATAAGCGTTTTTACATCATAGTCTGGCTCCAGGGCCGTCAGCTGGTCCCGCTTATGTTCCAATTTTTCTATGGCCTTTTGCCGGCTGATCCCACCGGCAGGCTTAACCACCTGGTGACGGTAGCCCCAATTAGCGGTAGCTTTCTCAGGATGGATTTTGCCGGTAACATTATCGTACCCGTCACCCAGCAGGCCGGCGTCACGCGCTCTGCGGACAGCCTTTTCATCAATATTCAGGCTGCGGGCGTATTCTCTGATCGATATAAGGCCGTTTGCTGCGGACATATAAAAAATATTTAACTAGCGATAGTTTGCGGCTCGGGGTAGCCGCAAGCCTTGCCGCCAGGGAAGAACCTAAACCACCTACCCCTAACCAGCACTGCGCTTTGTTCTATTGAGCAAATAATTAACATTCCTGTTCAGTGACACGGGAAAGATTTGTTTAACCTTTACCTGCATTTCCTTTTTAGTCTTATCATTTACAGCGGCAGCATATACGGACACGCCCAACAACGGTTTGATAGGAATATCTGAGCCGGATTTGCGTACCCGCTTTGTGCGCCTGGTAAAGCCACCCGTAGCACCCTTGCGATATTCGCCACGGGCGAACACGCGGGCGGCGCCGCCTTCTTTCATAAAGGCAAATGGTATGGCTATACGGTTGTTCCTGAAGATCTCCACGGAGACGCCCCGGAAAGCAGGAGTACGCAACCGGCGACGATTATTTTTTACCCGCTGCAATCCTTTGCGGGAAATTGTTATACTTCTCTGGTGGGTGCTGAATTTGGGTGAAAAGGCGTCTAAAGGAATGGGCGTTTTATCAGCCAGGACTTTTGCGGTAAGTAAAACACGGGTTGCTTTGATAGTGCTTATTGTGGATAAGTATCGCTGTGATATGTTGTATACTTGCTTAACTGATCTCCTGCCCACGGTACGGGCAGCAAGAATGCTTTCATTCAATGCCCTGGCTACAGCAGTGGGTAGCTGGCTGCCCAGGCCCTTTGCCGAACGCAAATCTTCAATTGCTCTTTTAAACGAAATTCTTAGCATATAAAAGCGTGTTTATATGCTCATTGGAAAAGGAAAGTAAGGATGGTTAACTGCCTACGAAAATAAATACAATTTATAATTCAAAAATCAATTGGCTAAAAATTGGCTAAAGAAAAATGGTTGCGAATGCAGTATGCAGGCCACTAATTAGTTTGTGCTCATAAACAATATTGTTGTTGTTGATTCGTTTATGGATTTAGGGACAGCTTCAGTTTATGGCTGTCTTGTGCAGGTCAGGCTTACATTGTGCCTTGTCCTAAATGCCAAAACCTACAGCATCAACTGTAACATTATTATATTTTGTTCCGTTAGTAAATAAAATGTTAAAATGCATGTGGAATGCCTATGAAGCCTGCATCTTCATATAAATTTTTGCTATTTTTAATTATGCGTTACAACCTATAATGCGCACTGCGACACACTGTAATAACCCATTTAAACTACATAGCCATGAAACACCTAACCACCACAGCAGCACACCCGAAAGTAACTAATGTAGAATATCGAGAATTATTCGAGCTGCCGGATAAATGATTTCGCCGTACCTGATTAGATTAGTGTCTTTACAACATTGATTATCCTCCCTCACACCATATCTTCAGTATAAAACCCGAACTAAACCAGTTAAGCCGAAAATATGCGGTTGTAACTTGTCATGTTGTTTGCTGATAATTATTTCAGGCAAACAGGGTATGCATTGCCGTTATTTGTAGTATTGACTGATCAACCCGTACATATTCTATACATATTTAGAATATGGCTAAAAGATGTTCAAAATATGGCTAAACATATGTCTGTATATGCGTCAACTTTATATAAAATTTTGAATGAAAGAGAGAATAGCAACAGATTGGGTGGTGCGGAGAAGGTTAATTGTTGCGCTACAGCGCCTGGCTGCTGCAATGGAGAAAGTACAGCAGTATGATACCACCGAAGCATGGGACGAACTAGCGGACGCCAATTTCTACGCGGAAAAGTTATACTTAAAATATGTGCGGCATGTTAACCAACAAGCAGGATAAACAGTATAACATAGCCGGACTACTATTTACAATAGTAGTTACCTGCATACTGTTTTCATTAACTTATTGTTCATAGGAAAAGGAAAGTAAGCGCCGGTGCCATTCTTGGCACTGCTTTCTTTTTATGGCTAAAGAATGTTCAAAGTTTGGCTAATAGTATGTTTGTTTATCCGTCAACTTTATAATTGTTTTCCTTAGAAAATGCATAGCCGATGTACAGCAAAGGATATTGCTGTAAGTATGCTATTGCCCACTATTTCTAACAATAAAAATATAGTCATGGGATTAGGCAACTACTCAGGCAACCGCGTCTATCTGAATATAAAGGAAGGCGAGCTTGCAATGAAAAAGGATGGTCAAACGCACTTGTTTGATCACGTCAGCGGCGTAATTACTGATCTTTCCATCCAGGATGGAAAATTTGGTAAGGAACTGCATGTTACATTAACGGACGGCCCGGAAACGTACATCCTGCAAATGAAATTTGATGGCGGTTACTCCCGCAGCTTTCTAATGGCGATAAAAAACACCGATTTGAAGCGCCCGGTGATGCTGGTCCCCAAATACCGGGTGGAAGGTGAGCGCAAACTAGCATCCCTGCTTATTATTCAGGATCAAAAGGGTGTCAAATGGTTTTACACGAAAGAAAATCCCAGGGACTGCCCGCAACCCGTTCAGGTAAAATACAAGGGGCAACTACAATGGGACAATACGGATCAGATGCTTTTTTTGGAAAAATTGGTGCTGAACGATATTAAGCCCTTGCTTGTTCCCGCTGCCATTGTTCCGGCGCCTGTTGCTGGTGAGGACGTTCAGCAGGAAAGTGCTGAAACGTCCGATGATCTGCCATTTTAATTGGGGACTTATGCGACTGACATTAGATACCATAGAAAAAAATATCCTGACGGTACTGCGTAACAAGCACGGTGATACTACAGTAAAAGCTATTGCGGATAAAGCGGGCATTGAGCTTACGCACTGCATAGCGTATCTACAGCAAATGATGGATAAGCAGCTTGTTAGTTCAGCAGATGGTAAGGCACTGGTGCCATTGTCCAGGGTATATATGAACTATGATTTATTTGAAAGGTTTCAGTCATGAAAGGATATGTGCCAATAGCAAGGGAAGATTTTTCAGATTTTTTATTCACTGAAAGGCGCGTGTTTAGCCGGTTTGAAGCCTGGGCTGACCTGCTGCAGCTTGCCACCTTCCAGAACAGCCGCACTATGTTAGTTAACCAGATGCCGGTAGTATGTAAACGGGATCAGGTGGCGGCATCCATCCGTTACCTGGTGGGCCGTTGGCAGTGGAGCCGGCACAAGGTCTGCAACTTCCTTGATTTGCTGGAAAGCAAAAGAAAAATTACTATAGAAAGGGATGCAAATGTAAGCAGGATAACGGTTTTACCTACTCCTGCACAAAATGGGCGCACAAACGGGGACACCGAAGGGGACAGTGAAACGTATGACAGTAATGAGTTACAGCAGGCAAGGGGGACACGAAAACGGACACGGAAGGGACAGACAGGGGACACCGGGGGGACAAATACTAATAAAGGAAATAAGGGAATAAGGGAAAATAATATTCCCCCCTTACCCCCCAAAGGGGGCACTGGTGCCGCTGCTGGTTTGTGGGATAGCGTAGACACCTACACACAACCGGCGCCCGATAACAACCCAACCACCGGGCAACTGCCGTTCACCTCGCAAGCATTTGCGGAATTATGGCAGGAGTGGAAAAGTTATCGTACGGCGCAATTCCGCAAACGCTACGCTTCCCCCAAATCGGAAGCCGCCGCACTCAAACACCTGCTTAGCCTTTCCGGCGGCAGTGAACCGGTTGCAACGGCCATCATCCGGCAAAGCATGGGCAACACCTGGCAAGGTTTATTTCCGCTAAGGGCCGACAGCGTACCAGCTACGGCGCCGGTTAAAAAAATGGTTTACTGATGGAATGGCAGGACGTGGGCATACAACTACCGGCAGGCGCTCAGGGCAATGTTAAAGTGCATTGCCCGCAATGCCACGCAGACCGTAAGCATAAGGCGGATAAAAGTCTATCCGTTAACGTAGCTGAAAGGGTATGGCGCTGCCACCATTGCGGATGGACGGGCAAGTTGTTGGAGAAAAAGCAAAGGGAGTATTTCCGTCCACTGGATGCTGAACTAAACCTGTCAGAGAAGGCGCAGCAGTATTTACATGCTCGCGGTTTCAGTACGTACACGGTACAACGGTTTAAGATTGGGGAAAGTCTGGAGTTTATGCCCCAAGCTGGCCGGCAAATGAACTGCCTGAACTTTAAGTATTACCGGGGTGATCAGCTGGTAAATATCAAGTTCCGGGATGGGGAGAAGAATTTTAAAATGGTCAAGGACGCGGAGCTGATCTTCTTTAACCTGGATAGCCTGGAAGGTGCAGGAGAATGCGTTATTACTGAAGGGGAATTTGATTGCATGGCGGCACATGAAAGTGGGTACTTTGAGGTTGTTAGCGTCCCGAATGGCGCCCCTAAATTTAATGCCAACAGCCTGCCCAAACTGGAATACCTGGATAACTGCTATACTGCTTTCAGTGACATAAAAAAGATTATCCTGGCTACGGATAATGACGAACCGGGTATTAATCTCCGTAACGAGCTTGCCCGCCGTTTAGGACGCTATAGGTGCTACTACATTGAATATCCTGAAGGGTGCAAGGATCTCAACGAAGTGCTGCTGAAGTATGGAAAGGAAAGGGTAAAACAGTGTATAGCCAACGCGCAACCTTTTCCCGTTGATGGTATATTCCGGGTAGAGGACATTGAACCGGAATTGGATTATTACTATCTGAACGGTTTTAAAGGCGGTGTTAAAATCGGCTATGAAGACTTTGACAGACTATGGAGCGCCCGTAAGGGAGAATTAACAACAGTAACCGGCATACCTGGCTCCGGCAAATCTGCTGTTGTTGATCAAATCCTTGTCAGGCTGTCCAGCCGGCACGGCTGGAAGCATGGCGTATGCAGCTTTGAAAACCAGCCCACGACATTGCACATAAGCAAACTTTCCGCCTGCTTCATAGGCAGGGCATTCTACCGGCTAAATCATGATAACCGGATGAATGAAACGGAGTATGCCTATGCAAAGTATTTTATCAACGAGCATTTTTACTTTTTCCGCATTTCAGATATTGATATAACAGTAGACGGTATACTGGAAAAGGCGGCGGAGCTTGTGCTACGCTTTGGTATAGATAGCCTGCTGATTGATCCCTGGAACTGCCTGGAACATAACGTGCCGGCAGGCATGACAGAAACGCAGTTTGTATCCAAATGCCTTACCAAGATTACCAACTTTGCCAAAGCCTATGATATACACATTTTTCTAATCGCCCACCCTACGAAGATCGCCAAAGACAAACAGACAGGAAAGTATGAAGTGCCCAACCTGTATAGCATATCGGGCAGCGCCCATTTTTTCAATAAAACAGATAACGGATTTACAGTCTACCGGGATTTTGAAACAAATGAAATAACCATCTATGTGCAAAAGGTCAGGTTTTTCTTTGTTGGCAAAATCGGGTATGCCTGCTTTCACTATGACCTGGAAAGTGGCCGGTATGCTGAACAGGGAAAGCTATATGAAAATGAGTTGTCTCACTACCTGGAGCGTTTAGGGGTGGGTGATTTTGCAGCGTAAATCAGAACGGGAAATGAAACAGGTGATATATGGAACGGTGCCGAGTAAAAGTAACTGCTACAAGATAGTGGTCATTGGCCGGCGGGCATCCCTGGCAAAGACTGCCGCATTGATAAAGTATGAGGACAGTTTTTATATACAGTGTAATCACTACCGGGACGCCGGTATTACTGGTTACTTCGATTTTATAATGGACGTGTATTATCCAAACCAGAGGGCAGACCTGGACAACAGTTTAAAGATTGTGCTGGACTGCCTGCAGCGTGTGAGGGCTATAAAGAATGATAATAAATGCACGGGGCTAACAATCCGTAAGTTTTTAGACAAGGCAAACCCCCGCATTGAATTTGAAATCAAAACAGTGTAGGTATGCATATAATATCGTTAGGGCTGGGGGTGCAGTCAACAGCATTGTACTACCAAAGCAGTAGCAGTAAAGGAGAATTGCCGCGGGCGGATTACGCGATATTTGTTGATCTTGGCAGGGAGAAAAAGGCGACCTATGATTACCTACAATATCTACTATCCTGGCAACAGGCAAATAACGGCATCCCCATTATTGTAAGAAGGAAAGACCTGTATACTGATCTGCTGAACACTTCCAACAGCAGGAGGCAGGATTTTTTACCTATACCGGCATATACCAAAGGTGAAAATGGCAGCACGGGTATGCTCAGGCGGCAATGCACCGGTGAATACAAGGTGCAGGAAGTTAACAATGCTATCCGTGACCTGTATAATCTGGAACCAGGTCAGCGCCGGCCATTAACGAGTGTATGGCTGGGTATTACATTAGATGAGCTGGAACGGATGAATAAACCGCAGGAAGCATGGCGCATTTCCGTTTATCCTTTTACGGGCTTTGCATTCAATCGTAAAACCTGGACAAAGATAAACTGGAGCAATCCTATGAACAGGGTGGATGTATTGGCTTGGTACGGGCAAAACGGGCTTCCTGTACCGCCCAAATCTGCCTGCGTGTTTTGTCCTTATCAGTCCGGCGCCAGCTGGGCGCAGATGAAAAGGGAGGCCCCGGATGATTTTGCAGCTGCGGTAAAAGTTGATCACACTATAAGGGATTCAACAAAAAAGGGAATTAACAACCCCTGCTATCTCCATAAAAGCCTACAGCCGTTGGATAAGGTAAAGTTTGACGACAGTAGCGATTTATGGGAGGGCGAGTGTTCCGGTAACTGCCATATATAAATTGTGAGATATGAAACATGCGAGTTTGTTTACAGGTATTGGCGGTTTCGATCTGGCCGCTGAGTGGATGGGATGGCAAAACATCTTTCAGGTAGAAATTGATCCGTTTTGCCAGATGGTTTTATCAAAAATGTTTCCAAATGCGAAAAGGTATGAAAACATCAAAGCGTTTAGCGGGAAAAAGTACAGGGGTACAATTGACGTTCTTACAGGAGGTTTCCCCTGCCAGCCCTACAGCTCCGCCGGAAAGCGGAAAGGCACAGCAGACGAGCGCCATTTGTGGCCCGAAATGCTTAGAGTTATTAGAGAAGTCAGACCGCGCTACATCGTGGGCGAAAACGTTTACGGCCTTGTTACTTGGAATGACGGGCTGGTATTCCAGCAGGTGCAGTCTGACCTGGAAAGTGAAGGTTACGAAGTACAACCGTATGTACTTCCAGCTTGCGGTATCAACGCGCCCCACAGACGTAACCGGGTCTGGTTTGTTGCCCACGCCGACAGCAATGCAGGGCGGTGGCAGGAAATTGACAAACGGAATGAACATCAGCAGGAAGGGCAGGAACTTTGGGCTATCCTTAAATCAAATGGCTACGAACGCCCTGCTTCCAACTCCCATAGCGAGCGACAGCAAATCCAGCGTAGGGATGCCGCCAAGCAGGAAAAAGGCAACAGGCCGGCCCCAGTTGCCGAATATAATACACCAGGTGACTGGAATAACTGGCCCACTCAATCCCCGGTTTGTTTTGGAAATGATGGGCTTTCCTCCCGACTGGACGGCATTAGCTTTCCAAAGTGGCGAAACAACTCCATAAAGGCGGCGGGGAATGCAATCGTGCCGCCGCTTGCCCTACAGATTTTTAAGGCAATACAATTGTTTGATGATGGTTTAACCAGGTCATAAATGGAAAAGGATAAAATGATACTTCAGGAGCAGTTGAATGCTGAACACTATTACCTGATGGCATTATATGAATGCAGGCTGATCAATTATAATTGTCCGGTAACGGGTAGCATATTAACTGCTTCCATTCAGTTGTGTGATCGGCTGCAAGAGGCTATCAAAAATATTTCTGGAAATTAATCATTTGGGTATGGAAGCGTATAAATTTTTCACAACACAGGACATTGCGGATGTGCTTTTTTTAGAACCGAAGGCTGTTAGTAGATTAATACGGTTGCGTGAAATATCAGCCAAAAAAATATGCGGGCAGTGGCGTATTTCTGAAGAAGATTTTAAAGAGTATTTGAACCGGAATAAAGTAAAGGCAAAAACGGGAAGATAGGTAGGAGAATTAAAGATTGAAAATGCCCCGGTAGTTCGCATTACGAATGCAATATCAGCCGTGGTAGTATAGTAAAAGGTCGTATCACCCAGTGCGGCCTTTTATTTCTCGCATATGATATAATTTTAATACATTATACGGAAAGACAAAATTTTGTTCCAATTGGACAGAATTATAGTAATTTCATTTTCAGGATGAAATAATATATCAGATTTGTTATAATTTCATAGCTAGATTAGCTACCTATGAGCAGATCATCCAAATTGCTGTTAACTTTTTTTGTAGTGCTTTTCTTTGGTCATACCCTATATGCCCAGAATAAACCGGTACCTGTTGCTGAACAGATAGGAGTATTACCTACCCCACCTGCACCAAAACCTTTTATGCCAGGCATACAAGATGTTGTAAAGCCTCCATCACTGCAACTACAACGACAATATAAGCAAATAGAACAAGAGGTAGATGCTTACGAAAACCGTAGGCAAAACGGAATATCTGCTGACGATTTGGAAAAGGAGCTCTTACCGGATGTGAATACTTACCCTGTTATATACCCCGGAAAATATGCCCTTACCCGGAATTATTGGGATGCCCTGTTTAAGCTGGAAGCAATGGCCCAGGTGGATAGCCTTTCGCTCGTCCATGGTATCTACCTGGTGGAAAATGCTTACCTGGACGGTAAACTACCTTTTGACAAGTTCCAAAAGCTGATCGATAATAAAGTAGAGCTCTGCCGGTATATCATGAAAAGGGACAAACTACCCGATACTGATCTGGCAAAGCAATATGCCATTCAAAAGCTCTTTTCAGATAAGATCAGCCGGTATGATCCCCGGACTAAGACAACAAAAGTGATTTCTCCCTTTAGTTACGATTTCAATGACTACATGGGGCGTGAACATTGGGAAAATATGTTCGTATCCAAACTGTTGATCAGTGGCAAGGGGCAATGCCATTCAATGCCCTTGTTATATCTCATCATGGCGGAACAGTTAGGGACTAGGGCTTATTTGTCCTATGCTCCTGAACATTCTTATATCCAGTTCTATGATCCCAAAGGTACTGCATACCATTTTGAAACAACCAGCGGCCTGCTGGTATCACAAAACTGGTTGATGCAATCAGGTTTTATAAATGCGACCGCCATCAAACATAATACCTATCTGGACACGTTGGACAGGCAGCAATTAACTGCATTATTGATAATGGATTTGACGTTGGGTTATCTGCAAAAGTACGGTTATGATGGCTTTGTAGAGCAAGGCTTAAAGAGTGTACAGTCACTATCCCCGGATAATCTGCAAGCCCTGATGGTACAGGCGAATATAGCAACCGCCAGAGCTATGCAGGCAATTCGTGCCGCCGGTAGCCCTCCTCCCGATAAGCTCAAGGACTACCCGGAAGCATATAACCTGTATACTCAAATGCAGCAGTATTATAAGCGGATTGATAACCTGGGCTATCAGCGTATGCCGCCGGAGGCATACCAGAGATGGCTGGCATCTGTGAAGGAAGCAGCACGAAAACAGGAAAGTGAGGCCATTTCTAAACGCTTTAATGAGGTGTTAAAACCTAAAGTGACAATAAACGTAAAACCCAAATAAACCCTTTTTATAAATGTAAATACATTCTGTAATGAAAAGATCATTTGTCCCTAAATGCTTGTTTGTACTGTATTGCACCTGTTGCAGCTTTATGCTGAAAGGACAGGATGCTAACCCCTTTGAGAGTATCGGCAAAAAAGCGGAGGTACTTACCCTGAGCAAAGGAAAATATGTAGAAATCTTTGAGAATGATTCCATTCACCGGGTGGGCTGCGTGCTGATCAATATGAATACCAAAACTATTGTAGGTTTCCTGGATGAGGATTCTTTACAGCAAGTAGCGGCGGATAACTCTGAACATAGCCGTTGGTATCAGCAAGATCCCATGATGGAGGAATATTACGATTATTCTCCTTATAACTATACCCTGAACAACCCCGTTAATTATACCGATCCTGACGGTATGCTGGTGGTAGACAAAGGCGACCGATATGTTATTACCGGGGACGATATTTTTAGCTACTTCGGGTATCTAAAGACGGTTTCCAGTGGACAGGGGAGCATGGATAATTTATATCAAGGGCTTGCATTTGCTTCATCCCAAAATGAAGGTGCCGGCGGAGATATGACAGCGACTTTGGGCGGCGTTACTGCTATTGGACTTGGTAATAGGCAAACGCTTACTGTTCCGGGTAGTCCGGATGATCCGGGCTTTCTGAGGAACACTATTACTACCAGACCGACAAGAGAACCTTATACCGGCGTTTTCGGGACATTGGATTATATTTGGAACGGGGGCAACTACCGGGGTATCAGGTATGATATGAGTGGTAACCCGATTGGGCGCGCTCCGAATATGGGATTGCCGCCGGATGTGAGTATTGGGAAGATAGCAGGAATCACAAGCACATTCAAAGCAATAGAAGGTGCGAGGGGTAATTTGCTTAGAGCGGCCGAAAACGCTAAACTCCGCAATATAATCAATGATTTATTTAGGCGGGGTGCAAAAGTAGGAGGAGGAAGCTCTATGGATGCCTACCGTCTTGAACAACTGACAGGGGGGACTGTTGGAGGGAAAACACATGGCACTAAGCTACTTCAATACAGAACAGCATTGCAAAGACTTTGGAATAATAGGACTAATTTATCAGCTACGGATAAACAAATTGTTAAAGAACTATTAACAGATATACAGAATGCACTTTCAGGTAATTAATGATGACTTCTATGGACAATTACTCTCCTTGCTGAGAATGCAGGTGCCAGAGTTTGTTTCTGTTTTCGATGAAGAAGATGGTGTTTATCCAATATTGGGAGAGTTCGCTAGATTTATTATTAGCAATTTTGGCAAAGAAGAATTGATGATAAAGTGTTTTAACTTTATTAATACCGCTATGGAAAAGGGTAAGCATGAAACAGAAGACGCAATAGTGGTACAAATATTTGAACAACTTTATGGACACAGAGAGCTTATCTCCAATGTGAAAAGCTATTTGAAAGGGAAGGCTTTGGAAATTTTCGAAAAATATAGTCCTAATGCTCAAAAGCACTAGCTTTCACATTACTTTATTAAATGAAAAATCTAGCGGAAAATATAATGAATTTAAAAAGATTGAATTCCCAAGAAGCCCTAAGGATAATAACTTAGAGGAATTATTTGTAGAATTAGTTCAATATGATGAATTCATTGCAGGAACAATGGATAGGATTATAAATGGAGAAACTAATTATGCAAACAAGCTATACAAAGATGAGAAACTAATGGCAGGTATAACGAAATATTTAGCTTCTAATAATATCGAGAATAAAGACACTGAAGCAGCAAAAGAATGCTTGGCGTACTTACAAAAAATAGAAAATATATTAAATGAAGTTTGGAGGACCATAAAGTGACGATATCCATTTCAGTAAAATTAACTAAACAGGAATTTGAGTATTTACAAAATGCTCTAACAAACAAAACAGATTGGGCCAAGCATGTTCATAATGGCGTAATTGATGAAAACCAGATTATACTTCAATTGGAACCAGATATTGCTGATGATATAAGAGATTGGGCAGGAGAGCAATTGCAAAAAGTTGGATTCAAAAAAGATTATGAGCCAACAGAAGAAGGGCTTATGTTAGAAAATATAATAGACAAATTTTATCATTAAACTCTATCTGGCAACTTGAACACAACTTCATTACGCTATTTAAGAATTTTTGTATTGGTATAATGCATATTCTGTAAATATACAATGGTATTCTGCCAAAACGGAAAGGATAAAGAGGATTATAAACAAGCATTTGTCGAACTCGATTCCATGTTAAAGGACATTAAACCTGCATCATTCAAACAGGCCGTTTTTATTTCGGAAATTGCACTAATGAAAAAAATTGTAGAAAATATTAATCGCGTTCTAGCTGAGTGGAACCCTATTGGTGTTAACGAAGACATTGCGACTGATGAATATAAAAGTTATATCCCTTTAATTCTAAATGCTATTAACAATAAACAGCAACTAATGAATTGCTTAGAGGATATTTTAGTTAATAAAATCGGGATTGACTATGATCCCAGAAATAGAGTGCATTTAAAAAACCTGCAAGAAGTATCTGATAAAATAATGGCAACACGTCAAAAAGCAAAGGATGGCTTTTAGGAAAGGGGTACTCGTAATATTGTGTTTGTTCTGGAATTATAACACATCTTTCTCCCAAAACCTAAGGATAAGAGATGTTTATGATCAGGCATTCAACGAACTGGATTCCATGTTAAAGGGCATTAAACCTACGTCATTCAAACAGGCCGTGTTTATTTCGGAAAATGCCTATTTGAATGGCAAATTGGATCATGCAGAGTATGATCAGCATATTAAACAACTGGCAGACCTGGCAAGAGGTTGGATGGAGGCTAACCCATTAAAAAGCTACAAACAGCCTGACAGCATTGACCTTCTTAAAAACCATGCCCTGTATAGAATACTGAAAGATACCATTCATATACAGATGGTTTCACAGGGAAGAAACATTGCTCATCTGCCCTACACTTATGACTTTGAGGATTTCTTTGCCAAAAAGGACTGGACCAAAATGTTTGTTACCAAGCTAATGGCAACGCATTCCGGCAACTGCCATTCTTTACCTTATTTTTACAAAATACTGGCCGATGAAATAGGCGCTACCTGCTGGCTGTCCTTCGCTCCCAATCATATTTACATCAAAAACCGTTGTGAGAAAATCGGCTGGTACAATACCGAACTTACCAGCGGCCAATTTCCTATTGATGCCTGGATAACCGCATCCGGCTATATAAGCCTGGAGGCTATCCGGAGCGGCATTTATATGGATACACTCAGCGACCGCCAGGCAATTGCTCAATGTGTACTGGATTTAGCGAAAGGCTACGAAAAGAAAACAGGGAATGGTACGGATAGCTTTCTGATCCGCTGCTGTAATCTGGTTTTAAAGTATCATCCGGCAAACGTTGCTGCTGCTATTTATAAGGCTGATATTCTCCGCAAACAGTATCAGGCAGCTAAGAGGTTGCAACCAGAGCAAGCCTCCAAAATTTACCAGGAAATGGAGCAATTATATGTACGTATTGTGGGAACCGGCTACCGGGAAATGCCGGAAAAGATGTACCAGGATTGGCTACAGTCGGTTAATAAAGAAAAGGGGAAATATACGAATGAAAGAGTACGCCACGCCCTGCAGTAACAGCTATTCCAGCAATAGAAAAACCGGGCAAATATACCCGGTTTCCCTTTGTGGTGTGTTAAAGTTTATTTGTAGTACACCGGTGTAACTGCACTATTTATATCATCATCATCCAGCGAATTTAAATACTCCTCTGTTGTTGCAAACGTTGTGTGTCCCAGGCTGTCTTTGATTACCCAGGGATCAACACCCGATTTTTTGGCTAAATGGGCGTAGGTATGCCGGGAAGTATGGAATGTTAACGGTTGCGTTAAACCAAGTAGCTGGCCTATACGTTTTAAATAAAAGTTGACGTTATAATTTGCTTCATCTTTTGCGTAATATAATTCTCTTTTAGTTTTGCATTCCTTCTTCAATAGAGGGAACAAGTAAGGCCCGCCACTATTCCGATATTTATCAATAATGCGCTTCAATTTAGGATGGACTTCGATGGAACGCAAATCCCGTCCTTTATTCATTCGGTAATCAATGGACAGGTTTGCAAGTGCCTCACGTTTCATTGTCAGCACATTTTCAAAGCGCATTCCTTGCGCATAAAAGGCGTAAAGGTACATATCCCTGGATAAGTCCATCATTCCGTCAAGTTGCATAGTTTCCATTGCCTGAACTTGCGCCCAGGTCAACTTTATTTTTCTGCCTTTTTCTCGTTTGACCTTAACCAATTTAAACGGGTTGTTTGGCTGTATTTCTTTAGGCCACATTTTAGTTGCTGCTGTATATGCATCACTGAGGTAACGGAGCTTTCTATTAACGGTATTGGGTCTGTTGGGTATATACCCATTTTCAGGATCGCCGGAGCGGAAGTAGGCAACGATTTTCTGTACATGCTCCATGCCAACATCGTTCAGGCACATATCAGCGCCCAAACAGGCTATAACCTGCCTTTTTAGGCTGAGGTGCCTATTGGCTTGGCTTACTTCGTCCTCACTGTCTTTTACTTCCGATATATGCGTTAGTATTTCTCCAATGGTATGTCCGTTCGCAGGAATATCCGACAATAGATAATTAAAATCAAAGGGCCGCTTTTCCAGCTGTAGCTTTGTCAACTTTGCTACTATATTTGACCGCTGATCTTCAATCAATGCATTTATATAAACTGCGTCCGGGTGCCTGGTTACCCAATTTGATAAACTGTCTCGAAATTGGTTATCTTTGACGGCAAATCCAACGGGTTTATATCTTGTTTTATTTTTATTTGTTATTCTGATAGCAATAGAAAATGTGTCGTCTTTGTGTTTATATCGTTTATCTAAGATTACGCTTATAGTCGCCAT